CGGCAACTTTTGTGCAGTTGTATAATGGTAATCCGACAGACACAGGATTAGGAGGTACTCCTATTGTAATTGCAACTGCGGCAAGAACATCTATTGCGAGTGGCGCAGGGTCATGGACAAGAGGAACGGCTGGTAATGGTACTATTACAAATGCATCTGCATTTACTATTACATCAAGTGCAACGGCTACGGCATCTGCTACTCACGTTACTGTTTGGGACGCATCTGCATCTGGTAATTTACTTTTCTTTGGTCAATTAACAACTGCAAAAACTGTTGCATCTGGTGATGAAGTTAAGTTTAACGTATCTGCATTAACCTTAACAGTTGCCTAAACATTAGGAGAATGCTTAGGTGTTCTCCTAATTAATATTTTACCATGGGATATTTATCAGCTAAACAAATAAATCACCTTAAAGACCTTCAAAAGTCTAACTACTCAGGTAGAAGGAGCTTTCAAGGTATGTCATTACGAGTGGTAGGTTTAGCAGATGCAGTTATCGAATTTGCTGAACTAATGGAACAATGTACCGTAAAAGAGAGAAGTAGAGTAATTGATTCAGCTACTCCTATCGCATTAGAGGTATATAAGTCATTAGTACCAGTAAGTAGTAAGCCACATAGAATTAGTACCAATCCTTTCAAAAATAAAAAAATGCAAGGATGGGAAGAAGGTGATCGAGCGTCAATGATTGTACAACCAGGTAATTTAAGAAAGTCTATTATTGATTTATCTAAAAATCTTAAATCATACCGATATGCTGTTGGAGCTGTAGGTCCATTGTATAAAAGAGGTACAATGAATAAAGGTATCAATAGCAGCGAAGGAACTAACGGCTTTTATGCGCACATGGTGTTTGGAAGTACAAGAGCCTGGTATAACAAAATAGTAGTAAAAGCAAGGAATTTAAGCAGGGAGAGAGTAATTAAAACGATGCGTAATGAATGTATATTTATTATGCAAGAGAGACCTAAAAAATTCTGGCAAGTATTATGATAGGAAAACTAATATACGGAAGGTTAAGCGCAGAGCCAACAGTAGTAGCTATTGTAGGGCAAAAGATATATCCAGATTTAACACCTCAAGATGTTCAATATCCCTTCTGTGTTTACACTATCATTAACTCTACTGCCATTGATTTTAAAGATGGTCAAAGTAATTTGGAGGAAGTGCAAATACAAATAGACTGTTATACTCAAAGTTATGACAGTACACAAGAACTTGCAAACAACATCAGAAATAGCTTAGATAGATTTGTAGGCACAGTAAACGGTATAAGTGTTCAAACGATTAAATATATGTCCAGCGAATCAAATGTTTACAATCCTACATTAAATGTATATTGGACATCAGTTGATTTTATGGCAAGAATGAAACGATAATTATGAAACTAAGATTATTAAAAGAGTGGAATGGCAAGCCAATAGGCGCAACAGGAGTATTCCTTTCCGACTTTGGAGCGCAGCTTGTTGCCGATGGTATTGCGGAGCATCTTGATGATGACTTTGTAGTTGAGCAGATGCCAGAGAAACAAGTGCAAGAGGCTCCTCAACCAATTTATATTCCTGTGCCAATGCCTATGGAATATTTTGAGCATGAGAATGAATTGGAAAAAATAGATGTTAATATAGATTTGTCAAAAGCTAAAAAATAATAAAATGGCAACAACTGGAATAATTAACGGTACGTTGATGAGGTTATACAAAGATAGCACTGCTATTGGTTATGCTACATCCTGCCAAATGAACATCTCCGCAGCTATGCGTGAAATCTTAACAAAGGATTCAGCAGCTGGAGGATGGAGAGAAGTAAAGAAGGGTCAGTTATCTGGCACACTTTCCACAGAGGCATTATATGCCGGGCCTGGTGACTCATCTACAAACTACTTGTTTGATGATCTTTTTACCGATTTAATTAGTGGTACTGCGCTTACTATTAAGTTTACTACTGACGTACAAGGTGACAACGTGTTTACGATGTCTGCTATCTGTACATCATTAGACCTTAATGCCGCAGTGGAAGAAAATACAAGCTACTCTGCATCCTTTGAGGTGACAGGTGCAATCGTGAAGACAACAAAAGCATAATTTTAAATCCTAACACATGAAAACAATAACAATAGCCAACACATCCATACCGATTAAATTTGGTATGTATGTGTTAGGTACATTTCTAAGGGAGAGGAAACTTAAATTAAGTGACCTTTCCCTTTTAGGAGAAGATCTTTTACTTGCCCTTGAACTTGCCTTTACTGGAGTTGAACATGGTTACAAAGCCAAAGGGGAGAAATGCCCTTTTACTTTACAATCTTTTTGCGATTTGGTTGACACAGATATGGGTGGTATAACTCGTATAATGGAAATGATTTCAAATGAGATTTCACCTCCAGAAGATGATAGCGAAAAAAACGTAGTGGCGAAGGCGGAGAGCTTACCCTTGAATACATCGAACGCTTTTGTTTCGGAGTTTTAAGATTTCCTCCTTCGCAATACAATGACATGAGTTTTAAAGAGGTTGTTATGGCTATGCAGGGTTATAACAATCACTTTGAACAACAGGAACAAACACAGTGGGAACGATTAAGATGGCAAACAACACTTTTACTAAATGTCCATACGGCAAAAGGTAAGAGTTTAAAGCCAAAAGATTTAATTGAGTTTCCATGGGAAAATCCTACTAAAAAAGAAACTAATAGAAGTTTATCAGAAGTTGATAAATCAATTTTTGATAAATGGGATAAAGAGTAGATAATGGCATTAGGTAAACTAAATTTAAAACTTGGCATTGATGTATCCAACCTTGAAAAAGAACTTGGAAAGGTTGAGCGTAGTATGTCAAGGTTTGGTGGTAAGATTCAAAATGTAGGTAATACATTATCACAGTCACTTACTTTGCCTATTATTGCACTTGGAGGAGCAGCTTTAAAATCATTTGCAGACATGGAAAGGTTGCAGTTAGGATTGACTGCTATCATGGGAAGTAGTAAGGCAGCTGAAGTAGAATTGAAAAAATTAAGAAAAACTGCAGAGAATCCTGGTCTTGCTTTGCCGCAAGTTGTTCAAGCGTCATCTACATTACAAGCAGTTGGTTTAAGTGCAGATCAAGCACGCGAAACTATATTGCAATTTGGTAACGCTACTGCCAGAGCAGGCAAAGGAGCAGTAGTTTTTGATGAGTTGATTTTTGCTTTTTCTAAAATACAATCTACTGGTAAAATAACACAAGAATCACTTAATCAAATAGCTGAAAGATTACCAGGTTTTAGTACATTATTACAAGAAACATTTGGAGCATCTACGGCAGAAGGAATAAATGCCACAGGAATATCTGCCGTAAATTTTTCTAAGCAAACTGTAGAGGCTTTAGCTACTTTAGAAAGAGCAAAAGGAGGACTTGGAAATGCTTTTGATAATTTAAAAGACAATGTTACTGCATCGTTATCTGAGCTTGGTAAAACTATTAATGAGTCTTTAAAATTAGAACAAGTATTTATAAAAGTATCTGAAAAGATACAAATGTTAGTGGATAAATTTAAAGCATTAACACCGGAACAACAGGAGAATATAGTAAAATTTGGATTAATTGTTGCAGCCATAGGGCCTGTAATATTAATCATTGGTCAATTTGCAACATCAATATCTGCTATTATTGGATTAACAAAAACATTAATATCAACATTTACAGTTTTAACCGGAGGACTTTATTTAGTTGTTGCTGCAATAGGTGCGCTTGTTGTATATTATGCAACTACTGACGAGGGTCAAAAAAGTTTATCTAAAACTGGTGATTTATTATCAGAATCTTTTGATAGAATTAAAGCGGCTTTTCAAACTACTTTAAATTTATTATCTAAACTTCAACCATTATTTGATATTTTATTATTTATATTTGGCAAAATAGCAGTTTTTACTTTTGAAGTAGTCCTTTCACAAATAAATTTAGTTTTATCAAGTATTAATTTTGTTTATGATGGAGCTGTTAAACTTTTAGAGACTCTAAGGTTAATTAACAAACAGAAAGTTGAACCAAAAGTAAGTGTAGATAGACCAAGCGGAGCAGGAGGAAGTTGGGGTCAAGAAGTTACTACTAATAAAAATAAATCAGTTACTTCGGTATTGCCAAAAATGTCTTCAGTTAATCAAGGATTACCAAAAGGCAATACCACATTAGATGCAATAAAAGAAATGCAGACTAATAAAAGTATGATGCAATTTGAAATGGTTAATGTCAACACGCTTCCTACTTTAGATTTAATTCCTAAAAAATTAGAAAGTATTACGGCTGCAAATGAAAGATTAAAAGAAACTAATTTAGCATTGGCCAATTCATTTGATGCCATTACACATAGAGTAACATCTGTTGAGGTAGCACTTACTCCAATGCAAAATATATTAGTTGCGGCAACCGATGCCTTTTCAAATATGGCGATGCAAGGTGAAACCGACATGAAGAAGTTAGGTAGTGCAGCTATACAAGCGGCTAAAATGGTTATTAGTGCCTACATTAAAGAAGGTGTAGCAGGTATTATAAAAGGTATATTAGGCGGGCCATTAGGTAAAACTTTAGGGCCTGGTGCTTTAGCCGTTGCAGGTGCAGCAGGTGCAGGTGCAGCCGTATTGTTTAACACTTTATTAAATAAGGTATCTCCTCCTAAACTTGCACAAGGTGGTCTTGTTTTTGCTCCAACTATGGCAATGGTGGGAGATAATAAAAACGCTCGTGTTGATCCAGAAGTAATTGCACCTTTATCTAAACTAAAGGGAATGTTAGACGGTGGCGGTTCTCCATATATTTTATCGACTCGTGTAAGTGGTGCGGATTTAATAGTAATAATGGAGAAAGCGAGAAATGTAAACACAAGAATAAGATAATGGCAGCAAGGTATACATCTACATTCTATTCAGAAAAAAGCCGCAAATATACTTTGTCAATAAATGACACAGTATTTTCCGGTGCTACAACAGAAGTAGAAATGCTTGATGCTGTAATTACATGGCAGTCTGAAGTTGAAAATGGTTTAGAAAGATATGCGCCTATTATTGCCAGTAATTTCAAGTTTACTATTATTATTAATACAGAAGCAATACAAGACTTATTAGATGATTTTTTAGTAGCACCAGAAGGTAGATTTACTATTACCTTAATTGGGCACGATGCAGCAAATAGTCCAAACTTTTATTGGTATGGATTTATATTAGCTGATTTAGTAGAATTTGATGATGTGCCGTTATCGGTTGGATATGCCTACACTATTAATGCAGTTGATGGTATAGGATGGCTAAAAGGAATTGATTATAAGCCAGATGGCTATGATGTTTATCAAGGAGATGATACTATTGTAAATCATGTAAATAATTGTTTACAAAAACTTACATACGTTCAAGAAATATATGGCACAAGTGTAGGTGTTTTAGCTACTGCCTTTAATTGGCATGAGGATTCTTGGACATATTCAACTTCTATTGATCCGCTCCTTAGAATGCGTGTAAATCATAAAGTATTTTATACCATTGACACAAAAGACAATATAACATACATGAAATGTTATGATGTCTTAAAAAGAATAATGATTCCTTTAGGAATGAGATTTTTCTTTTCAGACAGGAAGTTTTACATGATTCAGCCTAATATGTATCTTAATAGTCCAGTATTATTATTTATATATTATTTATCAAGTACATTACAACAAGCTACAAGTTTTTTACCTACTTTATTAAATGACAATTATAGCGGCTCAAATAAACTATTAAGATTTAGTGGTGGCAGATGGGGATATTATGGTCATATAAAAGATTTAGATGTTGAATATGAACATATAGCATCTGTAAATTTATTGTCTGGTAAGATATTTAATAATTTAAACACAGAGTTTTTTACTGCTAATGACCTTGATTATAATAATGATGAGGCAACTATTACCTATACATCTGTAATGAAATATAGAGATAGTCAAGTAGGAAGTAGTACAATAGCTCCGCACATTGTTGAAGGTAGTTTTGTTATTGAGTTAAGGCCTATCGTAGTGCCATTGATTGATTTCTTAACTGCTAATAGGTCACCAGAAATAACTACATGGACACTTGGTTCTGGATGGACTTTCTCTGATGGTGGAGGTGCTGCACTTGGTCATGCAAAAGCAACGAATGCAACGGGAGATTTAGTATATACTAATTTTACTCCAACCAATGGAGCAACCTATTATGTGAGCTTTGGCATTGAAGTTACAAGTGGTACATTAGTTTTAAAAATGGGTGGTGACACTTATAGTATTACCGCAACAGGGGAATACTACGAAAGGATAGTATGTGTATCAACCCAACAATTAACCTTTGATCCGAGTGGAACATTTAATGGTATAATTAATTACGTTAAAATAAATCATGTAAAATATTGGTTAAAAAGAGATGTTACTTACAATGGATTTCAGCACACCTTTACTGCTCAAACTTGGGAAACTTCTTTTAACTATTATAAATTTGTAATACCTGGAGGTTCTTCAATTTTGCCTGCTGCTGGTGGAACAGTTAGTAATATAATAGTTAATTGGACATCTCCAACAATGCCAGAGAGTGGAGATGTTGGAGTAAGATTTTTAATTAGTCAAGTTAGAACTGAAACGGGAACTGATTTAATAGCATCTTATTTAAAATTCTACGAACTTGGCAATTTGTTTATGGAGCATTTAGCAGCTGGCAATTTAGATGGCCAAAATGATGTAAAAGTATTTGGTTCTTTTAATAATGACACATCAAGTATATCTGTTAAGAAACGTGTATTTTTTGGTGATGGGCCTTCCCTTGGTTCACCTGGTGCAATTCGTGTAAAAAACACTGCAAATACATGGCAAGTTACTGATGGCAATGGTTGGAGAGTAGGTAATACAGGAGATGGAAAAAACATTAATCAATTATTAGTTAATGAAATTATTAAAGGTCAGTTGTTTCCGGTTAGAAAAATGGTGGGAATGAATTTCCAAATACTTGATAGAAATAATCCTTGGTTTCCGCACCTTGCAATTATAAATAATAGCGTTACCTATATAATGGAAAATGCTACCTTAGATTTAAAGACAGATATAGTTAATGGTACATTTGTAGAAATAACAGACCAAAGCTAATGGGATATACTGAAAAAACAGTTTTATTAAGAGGTTTGGATTTTGATTCTGGTAGAACATCAAATCGAAGTGCTGGCGGTGTAGCAGGAACAGGTTCTATAAATCCTACAAATAGCGAACCAACTACACAAAATAATAGTGTAACAAAAGTATTTACAGAAGAATTTCTTGATTCTTATACTGCAATACTCACAGTTACAAAAAATGGAGGAGTATTACCAGGTGTTACTCAACAAATATTGGTTTTCCAAAATGGTCAATTATTAGTTGATAGTCAATATAGTGTAGCTGGTTCAAATATTACTATTGATTCAGTCACACATTACGATGGTTCTAATTACATCATATTTTTTATAATTATATAATGGAACAAATACCTACACCTAAGAAAGAAAGAAAGTTTTTAAAAGCCATTGGGCGCGTTGCAGGTGTTTTAGTGCAAGAGCTCGCACTTGGTTTAGGAAGAAAATACATAGGTAAAATGATAAACAAAATTAAGATTCCAAAGAAGAGAGAAACACTATCCTTTCTCCTCCTCCTCCTCTCCTGCACCTTTGCCTTTGCCCAGTATCCAGCAACGGGGAACAAACAGAGACTTGGTTATCAGACCAGTGGCGATGGGCTGGTTTTTAGGGGAAGGTCAAACGATACAACGGCATTAAAACCAAGCAGTTTAAATAATGCCTACCATATATTTGACACAGTTAACAATGTCTTGTTTAGCTATATTAAGACTAAAGGAGGATGGCAATTTAATAATGCAGACACAGTCATTGTAAACAACAATTTTTCACAGCCTGTTGATTCATTATTTTTTAACGTAGGTGTACCTACTAACAACGTGGACACTGGTAAAATGCGTTGGGATTCTGATTTAGCTACGGTGGTACTTGGTTTAAATGATAATGTGCCCAATGAATTAGGATTTAAAAACTTTTGGCTTGTCAAAAATCAAACAGGCTCAACTATTACAAAAGGCAGCATCGTGTATGCTAATGGCACGCTTGGCGCAAGTGGAAGAATAACAGTTGCAAAGTTTATAGCCAACGGCACTATTGATGCTAAATATTTATTAGGAATAACGGCACATGATTTAAGCAACGGTGAGGATGGCTACGTTATTTCATTTGGCAAAATAAGGCAAGTTAACACAGATACCTTTGCGGCTGGTGCAATCCTTTACCCTTCTCCAACTACGGCAGGTGTTTGGACAGATATAGAACCAGTTGCGCCAAACATTGATATGCCAATAGGCTTTTGTATTAATTCGCATGTAAACAATGGCACAATATCAATAAGAGTAGCTTCTGGTTACGCATTGCATGAGCTCCATGATTTAGCAATTAGCTCACCTTCTGCAAACGCAAGTTTATTTTATACAGGTGGACTTTGGCGCGACACAACTGCTGCACTGTTGGTCAGCGATACGGCAAGTATGTTGACAAATTATTTGCGTACAGGTGTTGCAGCTTCGACTTACACACCTTTAACAAGGTCAATATCTACAACTGCACCATTGCAAGGAGGAGGTGATTTATCTGCAAATAGGACATTTTCTATTACACAAGCAAGTGGAAGTGTAAATGGATTTTTATCAAGTACAGATTGGACTACTTTTAATGGCAAAGGAAATGGCACAGTTACAAGTGTTAGTGGTTCGGGTGCAATATCAGTTGCAACTGGTACAACTACTCCAGTTATAAGTGTAGCAGACGCAGCATTTGGTACTGCCGGAATTGTTACATCAACAGGTACACAGCAATTTAGTGGTGATAAAGTATTTGAGGGTATTACACAATTTAACGGAAGATCAGTATTTAAAGATTATACCTACACTGCAACAAGATTAGCAGGATTATCTTCCACAGATAGATTTGCAACAGTTACAGTTGGCACAGGATTATCTTTATCAAGCGGCACATT